AAAACCGAATGAAATCGGGCGAAAACCGAATGAAATCGGGCGAAAACCGAATGAAATCGGGCGAAAACCGAATGAAATCGGGCGAAAACCGAATGAAATCGGGCGAAAACCGAATGAAATCGGTTTAAATACTACCCCATTATGTTTATTACACGAGTTCTTCACATACACACACACACGAGAATGTTGGCTTGTCAGCACCCTCCAAAACATACGCTGCCGATGACGCCGACGCCGACGCCTATACAAGCGATGCCTCTCGCCCACGGAACCAGTATCTATCATACACAAAACGACCTCCTCCTTCATAAAGTCCTCCGATTCTACCATGAAAATGGCGGCGAAAACATGGAAAAAATGCTCGCCGTCATCAACGGAACCACGAACATATCTCTCCGTATCATGGATTGGTTTGTTACAAATTATTCGAAGAAACATTATACGGTCTATGACCTCGAAGGCAGTGGAACACCCCCCAAACGCTTCAAGGTCTATGTTGATTACAAATTGAAGCTTCGCGCGTATTCAAAGAAACGGTTCGACCCCTTCTGTCGTTGGGACCGAATCAACGTTCCGCATAAAAACGGAACTACCTATATTCAAACCACACTCGGCCAGCTGAATTTCTTTAAATGGGCAATCGAGAACCAAGTGCTTCGATACATTCACGAGAATTATTCCGTGATTGAGTCGGACATGAATATTCGGAACAACACGTCGCGTAAGATGGCCAAGTCGCATCATACATCAGCAGCAACGGTGGATGGATGTGAAATAAAGGTCGAGGAACATGCTGATGCCGCCTCACCTAGCACAGAATCGCCAACGGTTAAACCGAAAAACCGTAAGAAACGCGAAGAATTGTCGTCTTCCGCTACAAAAAGCATTAAGAAAGAATTCGTGGATATTGTGATTACATTCGATTGATTGATTATTCGGCGCGACTTCTTCGTAAATTAGATAAAAACAAATAATATTGTTAGTATAACTAAGAACATTATTTATTGTGGTAATTCTAAAGATGGGCAACCAAGTCAGCCTTATTCCAAAAGTGAGCTATGAAGACATCCAAATGGTCGTATATCGAAATTCACATGTTCAACATTCAACTCTACTCATCAATACGCTGCCTCCTGGACTACAACACTGTCTGATAAAAACAACGCTCGATATTCGTTTCGAAGAACGTGTCGTGAATGCGCTCATACATAAAAATCCCGATATTATGATTATCGTCTATGGCAAGAATTCGAATGATATTACGATAATCAACAAATACGACCAATTGGTGAAACTCGGATTTACAAATGTTCATATTTATACCGGGGGTATATTCGAATGGATGCTTCTTCATGAAATCTACGGAAAAGACCTATTCAAAATAACGAAATACGAAATCGATATTCTGCGTTATCGTCCGAAGTCGGTATTGTTGGCTGCGATGGTGGGGGGTGGCGGTGGCAGTAGCGGTGGCGGTGTCTTTATCGAAGACGGTGGCAGCGTCGGCGAAACACAATATCCGAGAGAAGACAACGAGGATGAAGTTCGTATTCACATTTCAGATGAAACGAACGGCCGTGATGGTCTAATGGGTGGTGGCGGCGGCGGCGGCGGTGCCGACGGTGGTGGCGGAATCATCGCAAGCGGAATAAAATGGTTGTTTGGAACGTAGCAATCGATATAAACGATACCGTCAATGAATAGTATATATATAAATACATTCATCGCACATTCACTAACGCCCGCGAATGAAAATCTTCGTTCTTCATTACGCCAAACTTACAGATCGTAAGCGTCATATTATAGAGCAGTTCGAGAGACACGGTATTACCGACTATGAATTTATCGAAAAGTTCGACAAAGACCTCATTACCAATAATGAATGCCCTGAATTTAGTCGGGACTATATCAACAATCGACGCGCTGAATTGTCACTTCATCTCAAACATATTTATATATATCGTTTGATGGTTCGAGAGAATTATGACCAAGTTATCATTTTTGAAGACGACGTGATTCTCTCGGAAAGCTTCATGCCATTGTTAAATTTATACATGACACAATTGCCGAAGGATTATGACATGTTATTTATTGGTGATGGTTGTAATTTACATATTCCAATAAGCATGCAGACGCCTAACAAATATATATACCAGAAATGCCTTCACGAAACGGCGTGGGGTGGCAACGGAGCAGCAAAATGCACCGATAGTTATATTATTAGCAATATGTGTGCGAAAAAGATATGCGACTACATCGACACACTCATTACAGCGGTGGATACAAAGAAAATCAATCTTCCGGCGGATTGGTGGCTGAATCAGGTCGCAAGAGAACTCACATTGAAGGTGTATTGGGCAGAGCCGACGATTGTGACACAGGGGTCACAGAATGGTATGTATGGTCGCTCGATTTCATGAGGAACATTTTCGTATAATACGCGAGTTCCAGTTTTTCATATTTGAGTTCGTTCTTATCATGTTTGTCCTTGAAATCAGCCAACGTTGTCACCAATAATTGTAATGAAATGTCCGACCATTTCTCTACAATAAGCACCGGCAACCCTTCAAATAGTTCGTTGAATACAGAGGAACGCACAATCGGAATACATCCGCACAATAATGCTTCCCATGTCCGATGACAGTCCATTCCATTTCCGAAGGGTGACAATACGAATGCGAACTCAGTCATCGCTTTCCATGTTGGCGTGCGAGGTAGGAATGTAGTTTGTTGAGAGATGAGCGCGGCCGGTATCTCTCGAATCGCGCTTACACGGTCGTTGAAACGGTCTGGACACAGCATCACATTCGAATAGATGCGTATTTTACGCTGGTGAAATGGCTTCATGGTATCACGGATTTCGCGAATAAGTGTGGATTCTTGGCCAAGTGGTGTGTGAGGTGCGACAGCGGTTGTGGCGGCGCGGGTGGTGTCGGTGCTTCCGCTTGCCCATCGATGCCACGGATTCGCGCTAATCGTATGATAATCCATCCCAATCGGGATTTGCCATAGTTTTCGTGTCGCCTGATGTATCGCGTCTTCGAGCGTTTTTGGCGCATCACTCGTTTTATATATCGCCGCATTTGCCGTCCATAGTTTGGTTATTTTCTCGGTAAGAAAGACGCGACAAGCTTGAATATCCATGTTCTGAGAGAATAATCCGCGAAGGTTTGAACTTATCATAAACATCGCGAATGTATTGTATTTCTCTCGAGAGACGGTTTCATGGAACATTGTGAGGTCGCCGTCGCCACTTACAACAATATACGGAACTGTGATTTGAGTCGCATAGGTTTGTATGAATTCTTGAAATGCGTCGCAGCAGACATAGATGCCGACGGGGGTTTGGCGGTGGCGATACGTATCTTGTTTCACAATAAACTGGCGAACATGTTCCAAATCATTCGGACTACTGGAACGTGGGGTTAATGAATGAATCGAACACGATTTCAATAAACCGCGACTGGATACGAAGCGACATGCGGCTTCATTACTGGACGATGCCAACATTTAAATAAAAAGGCACGTTGATTTATGATTCAATAATAATGATAATACTGAATCATAATGTTTAATTCGGTTTAACTTACTCGGTGGCGGCATCCCGAACCAACAACCCGCGTATAAATTCGGTAATACGCTCCATTCTCTCTGACATCACCGTCGGGATTCGGTCCATATCTTCATTCGCCGGTAATTCAAGGAGCGGACAGTTCCTTCCGCGAATCCAATCCTCGTGATATGTATGGCATCTCTCGATATACGCCGGCTGGATTGTTTCACCTGCCCGCGCACGTTTGTGAATACGTTCTACGCATACTTCCGGCGATGCGTGTATATAAACAATCCCCGACAAAGGCACATCCGTCAAAAACTCGTCAAACCACAGCGTGTAAATCTGAAACTCATCATGTGAAATATCTCCCACGTCATACAACATTTTAGCGAATACGTTTCTGTCTGTTTCAACGCTTCTTTCCGTTATAATAAGCTTGATTTTGGGGTCTTTCACCGCCTTACGCAACAACGAAAGGCGCGAAATATACGCCATCATCTGGAATTTAAACGCGTTGGCACGAATATTCTTGTATAAATTCGTCAGTATATTCACGCCGTTTTCGTCACATACTTGATTCCATAACGCGACAGGTTCGTCTAAAAAACAGACCTCTTCTTCAAACGATGTTATATTTGGGAATAATGCCGCCACCGCTTCGTCTCTATTCATTCCTTTTTTCAGATATTGTTCGTATTCTTCGCATGTCGTTGATTTTCCAGACCCGATATTCCCGTCAAAGCTTATAATAAGAGGAGCAGGCATGTAATACGACTCGATAAAGAGATGGCGGTAAGGTCACAATCGGTGGAGGCTGATATACAATAAACCGTTATATTTAACTTAATTTACGCACGCGTTTCGGTTGTAATACTTATATCGCTAAAATTGATATAAAGATACATACATAATGTTAATGTATTGACGTTCATTTTACGTATCAAACAACACATTATGGCGACCATGCCCGCGACGACGACGACCGATACAACACTTTCCCAAGTCAAGCTAACCGGCGAAGAATGGAATGGAATCGAAATTATGGAACCAGAAGCAGAAATGCGTATCTTGAAGCTTATTATCGACGGATTTCATGACGTGAATCATGTATTCAATCTTCACATGTCTTTTCTTTCACGACTGAAAATCACGCTCACAGCGGAGATTGAGGACTACTTGTTTCATGAATATTTCAGAAAGCGGGTCGAACGTGTGATACCTCGATTGAATCATGCCGACACCGAATACAAGATTCGCGCCAAATCGAAGAATACGATGAAAAAGGTGGATTTGATGAGAATCCAGAATATGAATACGACATTTGGTGGTTCAGGTGATACATACGACCATCACATCATGAACACGATTGAAGCCATCGTAGATGCGAAAGAGGCAGCCGCCACCGCCACCGCCACCGCAGGAGCAGGAACCGGCCCCAACGAATGGATGAAGCATTATTATACCTTGAAACTCATGCTTGACAAGTCGGTGGTTGGCGTAAATTCACACATCATCGATTTCGCCAATTACATCATCGAATTATTCAAAGACCAAGTTCAAATCATCGGATTTCTTCGTAATGCCTACCGGTTCATCGAGCAGAACGATGCCGTATTCAAATACGCCGATTTCCAGTTATACGACCATCAAAAACAATTATTCACCGTTGCGAAACGGCCTCACGCAAAGCTCATTCTTTATATCGCGCCAACCGGCACTGGAAAGACGCTTTCACCACTCGGTTTGTCGGAAAAATACAAGATTATCTTCGTTTGTGCGGCGCGACATGTAGGCTTGGCACTCGCGAAAGCGGCGATTTCGATGAAGAAACGTATCGCATTCGCATTCGGCTGTGCCAATATCGACGACATTCGTCTTCATTATTTCGCAGCAAAGGAGGCCATTCGCGACAAACGCAGCGGCCGTATTCGCAAAGTCGATAACAGCATCGGTGATAATGTTGAAATCATGATTTGTGATATCCGGTCTTACCTGCTTGCGATGCGGTATATGATGGCGTTTCATCCGATTGACAACCTGTTAATGTATTGGGACGAACCGACCATATCTCTCGACTACCCCGACCACGACCTTCATCCGATTATTCATCGCAATTGGAGCGGGAATATGATTCCGAATGTGGTTCTGTCATCTGCTACGATGCCGCGCGAAGATGAAATCGTTGATGTGATTCAGGATTTCAAGGCGAAATTTCAAGAGAAAGATGCGGAAGTATATAGCGTCATTAGCCATGATTTCAAGAAGTCGATACCGATTGTGAATCAGAACGGATTTATCGAACTGCCGCATTATATGTTCGGTGAAGATTATGACCGAGTCTTGGAATGTGTGGAACACTGCAAGACATATAAGACGCTGATGCGGTATTTCGATTTACGAGAGATTTTGCGCTTTATTGCGTTGGTTACGAAGCCGGTGAATCATGACGACAGCGACAGCGACAGTGACGACAGCGACGACGACGACAACGACGACAACGACGACGCATCCGAAACAAAAGAAAAACACACCGCCGCTACCGCCGACCCCGACCCCGACACCGATGACAACCGCGGCTTCATCATAACTTCTCAACGATACCTCCCCGAAAACATGTTTTCCGATATCGGCGAAATCACGATGACGAGTATTAAGGAATATTACCTGCTTCTTCTTGAAAATATTCGCCCGAAATACTGGCCACGCGTTTATGAAACGTTGGTCGGTGTTCGTCGGCCGAAATTCGAGTCCGTTGTCAATCTCTCCACAACCGACGCTCATACCTTAACGGATGGACCGACCATTTATCTCACCGAAAATGTCGATAAGGTCGCCGCGTTTATGCTTCAAACCGCGAAAATACCGAACATTGTCATGAGCGACATCATGGACACCATCGACTTTAATACACGTGTGCTTGAAGAAATCGCGAAGACGGAGAAACTCATCAAAGATTTAGAGGGGGAATCTGCGCCGAGTGATGCCAACGGCGGTGGTGGAGGCGGAAGCAACGGCGGCGGCGGCGATGAAAAGAAGACGCGGAAATTCACATCGGATACCCGTGTAAATCCAGAGACGGAACGACTTCATATGAAGGTAGAAGAATTGAAGAAGTCTGTCAAATATACAGCGCTTCATGAACTCTTTGTGCCGAACCGGTTAGAGCATCTGAAACGATGGACGAAACGCACCGCAATCACGAATGAATTCACGTCGTTCGTAGAGGATGATGTCGTTGAACAGATTATGCTTCTCAATGTCGCCAATCACTGGAAACTCCTGCTTCTCATGGGCATCGGTGCCATCACAAACGCGACCGACCAAAAATACACCGATATTATGAAGACGCTCGCGAAGCATCAGAAGTTGTATCTCATCATAACGGCAACAGACTATATCTATGGCACGAATTATCAGTTCTGTCATGGATATATCGGAAAAGACTTGGAGGGAATGTCGCAAGAGAAGGCGATTCAGTCGATGGGACGTATCGGCCGTGGTGCGATTCAGCAGGATTATACGATTCGGGTGCGTCACGACGCGATTTTGCGCCATATCTTCACCGCGTTGCGAAGCTCGGAGAAGCCCGAAGTGTGCGCGATGAATCGGTTGTTTGTTACGGATGCGTGAGGCGTGAGGCGTGAGGCCTATTATTTATATAACTGAAATATATAATCTAAATTCTTGTATTATTTTTATTATGTCCGCCACTTCCCGCCCCCCTCGTCGCACCGCTCTCCTCGTCGGCATCAACTACAACAACAACTCTGACGCAATGTTGAATGGATGCTACAACGACGTTGTGAATGTTTCGCAATATTTGCGCACCGTTTTAGCATATCCTGCGTCGGCCGTCAGCATCCTCACCGACGGCAATCGTGGTGCCGCTGGTGCCGGAACCGCCTCTGCTTTGCCGCCCACCCGCCAAAATATCCTCGCGGGGATGGCCGCGCTCATTGCCGGAATGGTCGCTGGCGATGAAGCCGTATTCCATTTTTCCGGCCACGGGTCGCTTGTTCGTGATACAAATGGCGATGAAGCCACCGGACTCGACTCATGCCTTTGTCCGCTTGATTACAACGCACCTGCCTCCGCCGGTGGTGGCATTATTACCGACGACGAAATCCGCGAACTTCTCGTGAATCGTGTGCCCCGCGGTGCGCGTCTCTATGTCATCCTCGACTGCTGTCATAATGGCACCGGTTGCGACGTGCGTTACAAATACGAAGATTTCAGTATTCTTCTTTCGCCGCCGTCGGCTAGAACCCCCGTTTGGCGCACCCAGCAGAAGGCATTCACAAACGGAAGATATACCGACACCGCGGGTGATGTCTTCATGATTAGCGGTAGCCGCGATGAGCAAACCTCCGCCGACGCATACATCAACAACGCATTCGCCGGAGCACTCACCTACGCCGTGTTCTCAATTCTTCGCACCAACCAAGCCGTCATCCGCACGTATTCATGGAGCGCACTTCTCCGCGATGTCCGCCATTTTATGCGTGTCAATCGTTATTCACAGGTGCCGCAGGTGATGACCGGACAATTAATTTCTCCGGCGAGGCCTGTGTTCGCGATTGCGGCGGCGGCGGCGGCAGCAGCGTCCGGAAGTAGGGGTGTTGAAACAGGTGGATTACAACTGACTTCCGGTTCTAACTCAGGTTCCGGTGGTGGTTCTATGAGTGTCGCTGAACCATCAGAATATATACTGTCATCAAAACCGAAATCCGGTATATCATCGCACCGCCGCCGCGCCCCTCTTCAATTTTTCATGTGAAGATAATTCCACTATAAAAATATTGATGTATTGTCAAGATATATGATTCTAAAAAAAATTGAAATGTTTTTTTAGAATCCATCAAATACAGCGATTCAAGCAACGAACGAACGAACGAACGAACGAACGAACGAACGACACAGAAACAATGACCGTAAATCCCAAATTGGCAACCCTTATGCGCGTGATTGATGACAACCAAGACAAAATGACTGAAGGTGAATATCTCGAAGCAATGAATGCTCTGGCCGCACTCCATCGCGAAGTCCCACAACCTGCGGCTGCGGCGCCGGAACAGGCACGGGCTCCGATACGCCCATTACCATTCGGCCCACCTCCATCTTACGCCGCATCCGCTGCCGCTGGACTGTTTGCGTCTCAGCAGGTGCCAGAAGTGATGAACGGCAATATGGTTGAAATGCGTGTGTGGGAGCGTGTGAGAAACAGTCACCCCGACCCTCAATCCAACCGAATTACTGCGGAGCAATGGATGCTGACTCCTTATGTCGAGCGGTTTCGTCTCGTGCGTGAAGCGGTTGAGCATATTGTCAGCAAAAAAGAAACGGATTATTGCACACCCGACCCGAAGGTCTGCCCTTTCCTCACGCGTCACGCTGTTGGACTCTGGAGTATGGAAGATGACGGCAACACACACTGGGAATGTGTATGTGGCTACACAGGCAAAGTGAAGAACTGGAAAAAACACGAGCAAAGCGAACGTCATCAAGAGTGGGCAACACATCGCACGGTAAGTAGGAGAAGGATTGACAAAATGAAAGCGATGATTCGCGACGATGAGGCGGGCAAATTTGCTTCATTTGCGGGTTATGGGGCAAATCCAGCAAGACTATACCCAGGCGGAATCCGATACTATAGTGTCTGGCAGGACAAAAATGAATGGACGAACCCCGAAATGTTTGCGGAGTTTCATCGGAGCCCGGCACCCGTGTTTCACTTGGACGAGGCCGGCAACGTGAAAGACACGACGATGACACAGTGGTTCGTTCATCCCAGAAACATCTATTCAAGGCAGTATGTTCAGTAAGTAAAAATACGAGTGTGTGTGTGTGTGTGTGTGTGTGTGTGTGTTCTAACACTTTTTCATTCGTTCTCTCAATAATAAAATAAAAAGTGTTATAGTTCATACGCAGACACACACACACACACACACACATACACAGACATTCTTTACAGATATTATCAATTTGTCCTCCCGGTGATTATTCCTCATCGCTACTGGTGGCGTTGGCACCAGCGGCACGTTTTATTGGTTTTCCATGCTCCCATATTCCTTCAAATATCACAATCTCGCTGCCACTCCCTGATTTTTGAACATGAACTCCGTAGCCGTGAAGTTTATCGTTTTCCCATGTTCCAGCGTATTCATGCCACTTGGCAAGATGCGCGTTTTCTGCGGCTTCGTCGCTTGTGTAATTCTTCATATACATTGAACCATAGACAAATGCGGCCGTGCGAAGAGTCCCGCGACCATGACGCAGATGACTGAATCCGCCATCCTTTACATTCTCTGGGTCATTTACGCGCATATGTCCCATATAGACGGTTCTATCGGGATAACTGTATATGTGTTCTTGGAGTTCAAGACGGGCGGCGTCCTCTGCTTCGATTCGTTCTTGTTCTTTTGCCATTTTTTCTCTTTGTAGAAATTCAAGGATACACGGGTTTAGATAGTGCGAATGTTCCATTCAATATATGATATGTGATGATAGGTAAAAACATTTCAATTTAATGAAATGAAATGATGACATCGCGAGCGGTAGCGTAGCGGAATGGTAGAATCGCGAGCGGTAGCGTAGCGGAATGGTAGAATCGCGAGCGGTAGCGTAGCGGAATGGTAGAATCGCGAGCGGTAGCGTAGCGGAATAAAAAAGTGTTAGTTCAAATTTCTTACCTTTCACCCACAGCGTATCTTGATAATTTACTCTCCGCATTCGAATGGCATGGTGTCTTGGTTATCACAAGCTGCGATGAATTCATGTTCGGCGCTTGATGTCAAGTTTGACATGATGACGTTTTGAAAGAATGCGCGGGTCATTTGCTCTGGGTCGCATACAAAGGGCTCTTCGACGTCTTCATCACCCCAGTTTGCCGCGTGGTTGAGTTGGACTTTGCGAACATCCACCGCTGGAAGTGCTGGCTGTTGTTGTTCTTTGACTGCCGCCGTCTCGCCGTCGTCAGCGTGTTTTGACGCACAAAGTGCGGTTGTTTCAAGATTCAGACGCGTGCGAGGTCCGTGAGGATGAGCGTATGGCTCACGACGGCGTGGTTGTTCTTGTTCTTGTTTTTGTTCTTGTTTTTTCAACGCAGCTTGAAGCCATGGCTTGGACCGACGGTCTTGCTCACGGTAGTAGGCGTCGTCACGCTCACGAATCTCTCGCTCACGACGTTCGGTGTCTTCACGAAGACGGTCGTAGGAATCGCGTCTTGTTGGTTCTTCGCGGGGGATGTAGCGTTCTTCACGGCGGTAGTCTTCACGGCGGTAGTCTTCACGGCGGTAGTCTTCACGGCGGTAGTCTTCACGGCGGTAGTCTTCGCGTCTTGGTTCTTCACGGTAGTTACGCCGAGCGTTGTATTGAGAGCAGTAGGACGACGTATGTCCAGTCTTGTGGCAGATTCGGCAGGCTTGATTCAGGAGTGTTGGACACACGACCTTTCCATCGGGTCCGGGCTGGTCCTTGACGAAGTGGCTGGTATATTCCGATTCGGGTTTTCCGGCGTCACGGCACACCTTACAGTAAGGAGTAGCGGCGGCAGCGACGACGGCGGTATTGCGGGTAGTAGTTCTGGACGACATTGTTTCGATTCGACGGTGTTTCTGATAGAAGCGCTGTTGATGACTGATTTGAGGAAAAACATTTCAATTTTTTTTCAAATACTTGAAATCGGCCGATATCATGTTATTTCTTTATTCTAAGTAACTTGCCATCATCGTCGAAAATGAATGTTCGAATAATTCCAAGTCTTTTTCGGTTAGGTCGCTTCGTCTTCCGCGAGGCACCTTAGGGGTCATGAGGTCGATGACCGATTCATCGTCTTCTATCGTCGCGGAGTTAGAAGACGAATGTAGTTGTTTTGAGGGGGGCATTATATACTATACTGTTATTTTTTGTTTCTATGTTCATTCATTCCTGAGGCGGCGTCGCCATAATCATGGGATAGCCGAAATCATGCGTGACATATTTGTTCTGTAATTTCTCTTTTAGATGTTGTAGTTCGAGAGAAATGATAGCGTCGGTGATGCCTGGGCTTGCCGACGCCGACGCCGACACCGACGGAACCTGAAACGTATGGCTACACGTCCATCGAAACCCATTACGGTTGTCCTTTTGGTCATATACGAGAGAATACACGAGGTTGTCTTGTATGACGCGTAATTTCGTATATTTCGGTAATGTTTTATTTATCATGTCGGTTAGGGGTATCGCCGTGGGGTCGGCGTCGGCGGCGGTGGCGTCGGACGCACTATTTTGTTCTAAACCCGCGACAACCTGATTCGCAGCTTCCAGTTTTTCATGTAATGAGATTTTCATTGATTTCGTCCCGACCCATGAACGCGAGAGCTTGGGATGCGACTCGACCTTGAAATATTCTCTCGGAACACGTTTTCCATTTGCTAGATTTACAAACTCGCGATAATACACCACATACTTTTTCATCATTTGTTGCGTAATGCCCGACGGCAACGATTGTGCCGTATGTTTTCTCTCGCGTTTTTCGTGTTTCGAAGGAAGGGCGGCGGCGGTGGTGGCGGCAGCAGCAGGTTCCATTTTGTATATCCACGCATAAAACATATAAAAATGAAACGCTCCTAAATATCAAAGACTCGTGCGATGAACGCAATCCAAGAAGCAAAGCGTTTGTTGAATCGAGGACTCATCTTCAAATGCTCGCAAATCGGGTTCGCACTCCGGAGCACATTGTGTTATACTAACCGCGTGAATGTAGGGATTCATGATTACGCGGAATACGCCGCACAGTTGCGTGAGGGAGATTCGATTTTTATATCGACGAGAGAATCCGAGGTGCCGATTCATACCGTTGTCGCGATTCTACGGGTGCGTAATGTCCGCGTCGTGTTTTATATTATGGAAGAACCACTGGTTGCGTGGGAGTTTGTCGAGAGATTGCTGCCAGTAAGTATTCGGGTGTTTATTCAGAATAATGCTTACGACCATCCGAAGATACACATCATGCCGATTGGAATACGTGATTGCGGGTCGGTGGTTTTGATGCATCACCGGTTTCATCATTCGTGTTTGTATGAAAAGGGGGTATCGATGTTGCGCGACACCGTGGGGGCTGTGGATTCGGCGGATTCAGTCACGCGACGACCCATAAAATGCTTACTGTGTTTCAGTGTATGGACACATCCGTCGCGTCAAGAGTGCTATGACATGTTCGCGGGTGCCTCGTCGTCGTCATTCGTCTATAATCTCAACGATGACCCCGCACCTGAACGACGATTCGAACGAGAGAAACGCGACACACCTGAGTATTTTTATGAGAAGATACCTCCGGCGGTGATTTATGATAAAACTCTTGAAAGCCGGTATGCGCTTTGCCCACGGGGTGTCGGCGTAGATACACATCGGTTCTATGAATGTATTTATCTCGGGTGCGTGCCGATTGTGGTCCGGACGCATACAGCGTTTGACCGGCTCTATGCGGCATTTCCATGCTTGGTTGTCGAGAGATGGGAGGATGTAAGCGAGGAACTCTTGGACAGGTGTTATCCGGAATGTTTCGCGAGGATGCGCGAATTTCACGCACGGTATCCGCGGTTCTTGACGGATTTGGATAGTATTGAGGGGTTGTTACACGGACTTTAGGTCATCAGTGCTTTCGTATTATTCTCACTATTATATACGCACGAGTATCATCATGCTTCTTACAAAACGTCGCCCTCATCGCTGGTCGATGAAATACAAACGCAGCATCAACTGCCGACGTCCGCGCGGATTCTCTCAACGCCAGCATTGTAAGTATGGCCGACGGGGGTGGAAACACGCAACGACACAGCGGCGGTCGCGGCGACAATCCGCGAGAGATTAAATTGAAGCGCTTTTGTGGAAAATAGGTATAAATATAGTGTCGTGTATTATTATAATAGAAATGTTGAAGTCGTTGTTTCGTAGTATCATCGAACGTGTCGGTGGCGTCGGTGCCGGCGTCGGTGGCGGAAATACAGCGGTCGTATTGGGGCGATGGGGGATTCAATACGACCCACGGGTTATTGATTGTAAGGTGTTTCAGGCAAATGAAGACCATTGCGGGTGCTGCGTGGTTCCAACGAAGGAGGAGGTAGCGGTGGCGGTGGCGGTTCCGGCACATTTAGAAGAGTCGCAGTCGCAGACGAAGACACGGACGAAGGCACTCGTTGTTATTTCAGAGGAAGAATCGTATCTGGTGCCGTATGTCATGTAATGTAATGAAATGGAATGGAATGGAATCAGCGTAGCGGAACCAATAAAAATATACATCGTTGTATTACAGAATGGAGGTGAAACGCATCGTATCAGTGGTCGCATTCGCGGTGCTTTTCCTCACGGCGTTGTTTTTATTTATACGGGAATATCCAAGCGACCGGGAGTTTTCGGTTGTGTTTATCGTGGCGGGCGGGGTGTTGTTGTGGGGGGCATATACAAACGAGTCGTTGTCGAAAGATTCACCACAAGAACATGAATGAAATTGAAGAAAGAGATATTATTCAACAAATCTATTGGATTTTGAATTAGATAAAAGGTGTAAATAACATTTCTTTCATGTTATAACTTAAAGTTATACTTGATACATCATATAAAAAATTGATATTTTTTTATAAATCATTTATCAATATAAAAAATCACAAATAATGGCATTCAATGAACAATTCATAGAAGCATGTAAAACTGGAGACTTAAACTCCATTAGGGAAATATACAATTTAAATCCTACAATAGATATTTCAGCCCAAAATGAAGAAGCATTTAGATATGCTAGCGAAAATGGACATTTAGAAATAGTAAGACAACTCTACGAATGGAAACCTACAATTGGTCTTTCAGCCCAAGGTGAAAACGCATTTAGATCGGCTTGCTATAATGGACACTTAGAAGTAGTCAGACAACTTTACCAGTGGAAACCTACAATTGATATTTCAGCTTGGAATGAAGAGGCATTTAGATACGCTTGCTATAATGGACACTTAGAAGTAGTCAGACAACTCTACGAGTGGAAACCTACCATTGATATTTCAGCCTATCAAGAGTCAGCATTTAGATACGCTTGTGAAAATGGTCACTTAGAAGTAGTAAGGCAACTCTACAAATGGAAACCGACTATTACACCGACCGAAAAGAAAAATGAGACAAACTTTCTATAAAAAAATAAAAAATAGTTCAATTAATCTTTTTGGTGATGTAAAAGCACTCTTAAAGAGCATTATACTATTTGACGACTATAGCGATTACTAATCGCTAATAGTGGTTAGTATATTTTATTGAAACTTATAATCACGCTTATATTTTTCAGGGCGGTCTCCTGTTTCTATATAGTGATTAAATACCTTTTGTATATTTTTACATCCATTCTTATCCCGATTGATACATCCCTTCCGTTTGTTTTCCATTTTAAATGTTAGGATTGAATGCATCTTTCGTTCTATGTTTCTCTTATCTGGTAAATATAAATTATTACACAATTCTTCTGTTTTATAGTTCAAGCATGATGTTCTAAATTCATCTATATTATAAACTTCAAATCTGGTATTTAGTTTTCGTTTTATTGATAAATTTGGGGTTGATATAAAATTTCTCATCTGTTTTCCAATACTCCAATCACCTATTATGATTTTTATATCCTTACCATACTTGTTCTCAAT